AACCAAGTGGCGTATGTGGTGGTATTGACCCCAAATTCAGCAACATATCCGTATGCAGGAGCGCGGTCGCCGCTGCTGTTTTGCAGTTTGGCGTACAGATTAGGATATGTGCCCACCGCATACGAGTTGCCGTCACAAGCCAACCACGAATCAGGAATCACAGAGCCAGCAAACGGCATGATTGTGCCCACAGGCTGAATCTCATCAATCGCAACAGTGGACGAGCCACCAATCTGTGTACCAATATAGTTGGACACAATGTAACCAGATCCGTTTGAGGTCTTCGTGAGAACAGGCTTCACAACCATTCCAATTGCACTTGGAGGAGAAGCAGTCAATCCACCAGCAGCAGTGGAATCCAAGAACAACACCGGAGAAGTAATTCCTGCAAGACTTCCAATGTCGATGAATCCTGAATAAGTAATCTCGAATTCGGTAGCATTAGTATTTGCGCTAACCACACCCGCAACTTCAGAATTTTCTGCGCTGTTTGCCTGTGCTTTTGTCCACAGAGAAGCAGCCGTGTCAAAGCGCACCACATCGCCCACCACAAAACCGTGTGGAGAAGCCGTGGAAATACTTTCCACGAGATTCTTTGGATTGCTGGTTCCGCCCTTTAGTAGTAGTGATGATCCCATTGTGTGTTGCCTTTAAGAAATTCTCTGACAAAGGTGATACGCGGTTACGCCTGTTGATCCACGATCAATAGCGCGTCCACGAACCTTCCATATGCCATTAATCGTGACACCCGTAGTGCTTGCACCAAGATAAATGCCGTACTCCCCACTCAAACCACCGCTGTTATGATAGTACAGAGTAACACCTGTATTTGGCGACAGCGTTGATCCGGTTGTTCCTATGACAACGCTGCCTGCGGGCAGATCAGCGAATTCAGGCAATGCTCCCACATATCCAGCAAACGAAGACTGCGCTGCGTTATAGACATCACCACGATATGAAATAATGTGTCCACCCTGTGTGGTTGTGGTAAACATCAGGGGCTTTCGCACCTGCCCGACTGTTGTAGGGGGAGTATTTGTGAATGATGGAGCAGAGTTATTGTCTAATGCTTGCGTGTTTCCTGCACAATCGGTATTCAAGAAATACTGAACACCAGCAACAGCGTTTCCAGGAACCCCGCTATTCGTTGCAGATAGTCCAACAGCACCAGTGTAATATCCGTCTGTGGTGAGAGTAAATTTAAAATTCACCTTTGTTGATGGAATTTCTGTTACACCAGTAACAATACCAACAACTTCGGCTTCTGTTGCAGTGTTAGCCTGTGCCTTAACATAGATTCCATCAGCGTAAGTGGCAGATGTGAATCCCGGACCAGGAGTATACGCATACGATAGTCCGGCAGAGCCAGCAATCCATCGAACTGCATCTCCGATTCGGAATTTGTTTAATTGCGCGACACTTCTGCCCACCGTGCTTGCTGTGGTGATAATCACATCTTCTGCAAGCAATCCACCGGTGAAAGGAATCACCAGTGCGCTCGTAGTGCTTGTGGCAACAAACACTGCTTTATGAACTGTTCCTGATGCCTTTGATGGTGTGAGGTTGAGTTTTCCCGCACTCGTAGACAGATAATACACCGAACCTGTTGTGAGAGTGGATGCTCCCGTCAGTAGAGCATTGCTGTAGTTTCCAAATATCTCACCAATAAATGTGACTTCAAAATTGTTTGCGTCCACAAGATTGGAAACAACACCAACAACTTCAGCGGAGGACTCGGAAAGGCAGTCCGCTGGTTTATACGCTCCGCTGCTATTAACATACACAGGTGTTCCAAAAGACAGCCCGTGACCATTCTGTGCAACACGCTTGCGGTTTGCGCCGTTACGAATATTTACAAATGGCTGTGCCCCGTAAGTTGTGCCGTTCAGCACTTCCATGAAAACGGTTACACCTGTAGGAGAGTATCGGCTAAATTCAATTGTGCGACCACTTGTAGTGCCTGCAACACCAGTACTAGTCAGATTAAATAGCACACCGTGATCACTAGTGGAACCGCCGTCAATCTGTACTCCGCTGCCGTGAACTCGTAGAGAACCGCCGTTTTGCGGGTAAATTCCGCTTGTTGCTCCGCTGAAGCCGATGTGGGTATTGGCACGCCAAACACCGGTGATGCCGTGAACTTGGGTGGTCTGCCATAACCATTCTGCTGTTGCACCGCTTCCACGATTGAGTAGAATACCACCACCACCGGCAGCGTCAATTTTAGCATCACTAGAGCCTGCGGCAGTGTCACCAAGCACAATATTGTAGTCATCAATAGTTACAATGTTTGCATTCAGCGTAACCATTCCTGAATTGAATGTAACATTACCGTTGAATGTCACACCACTGCTGAACAGAACAGGTTGTACGAATGTCAAACCTTTGTTTACATTGTCTGCAAGATCCAAAGACAGCGTTCCACCCGTGCTAACAGATGCAGCAATAGACGATGTGGTGGTTGCATTGTAAATCTTTAAATTATTAATCTTGTAGGTGGCAGTGTTGGTAACATCTTTCCACAAGTTAAAGGTGTCACCCAATTCAACCTGTTGAATTGAAATAGTATTATTTTCTGCTGGTCCTGTGCTTGCTGCCATGTGTTATTCGCTCGCCTGTAGGGTTTTCAGTGATTCTTGGAGGTGTGCAACCTGCTGCTTCAAGTTATTTATCTCCGCTTTCAGTGACTCAATGTCTTCAGCCACGGTCTTTTTTTGACGAAAAGCGGCAATTGCTTCCGCGTCAGCCAGCACCACCGCGCCAGTTCTTCTGTCCCGCAGATATCGCTTGTCACTCATGGCTTACTGTATGAAACTCACTGTACGAATAGTACGCACAGCAGGAGTCTGATAGTAGGTGGAGTTTGCAGCCGGTGGGGTCAAGTCCACGCGGATCTGATACGATTTGAAGAATTGACCGCTTGACAGAGTACCACGGAACACCGCTTCACGGAAATCAATTTCTGATGTGCTGGTGAATGTGGGGTTGCTGCGGGTGAGTGGAGTCCACCCCTTGGTGAACAGGTCACTCTCCCCGTTCAGGGATGCACGATACCACACCGTTACGGTTGAAGAAGACGGAATATTTGCGTCAAGGAACACAGCCAGTCCGTTAGACGCAGACGAATCCGCCAGTTCAACCACCCGCGAAACATAACGAGATATGGGTGTGGTGGGGACAGCGAACATCTGCACACCCGTTCCGTATAGAGCCGTAGTGTCCACCACAGGGGAAACCGTGGTGTCTGCGCCTCGCGTGAGCGAGTATGTGAGTACTGGCGCAGTGGTGTACAGAGTATTCAAATATACTGACTCGTTGTTCTTGAACCCCGTGCTATTCATTGTACGGGACACCGTGCAACTAGACGGAACAAGTTCAGGTGCGTACACCTTGAACACCTGTGAACCTGTGACACCCGGTACAGCAGAATACACCGCTGTTCCAATTGTACTGCTAAATTGGCAACGGTTCAGCGTGAACATCAAGTCAATACCAGTATTGGCAACAGCAGGACCAATGCCTTGAGTGGTGAATAGCGTTCCCACCAATTGGTTGTTGCCTGCACGACCTGCATCGGAGCCAGAGGTTTGTGTGGAGTTCACTGATGCGTCCGCGGCAAACAACTCGTAGTCATCGCTGTTTGCAAGCACACACAATGAGTACTCGCCTGGCTCAAGATACACAGGGCTGCTGAATGTGAAGCCGGTTGCCGTGGGAGCGGTTCCGTTTGCGTTCACCGCAGCAGGCAGTTTTGTCACGGTGCTGAACGGCAGCACCACAGACGGGGACGGATATCCCGAAACTGTGGGACGAATCTGCACGGTCACAGGCAGAGCCGAATCCTTGCCCGAGAAATACAGATTCACGCTGTTTACAAATATTCCATCGGGGTTGGTCTTCTTGTCCACCAAGAAAGTCTGCGAAAGCGGATCGCTCCAGTGGGTGTTTTCCACCGAATCAATGTCGCGGTTGAAGGGATCCTTAGCCACCGACTCACTTGCAGGAGTCTGTCGGCGCAGTTCAGGTGGACGGGTGGAATACGAGCCAGCCACACGCTGCTCAAGCAGACCCGTGCAGTAGTAGGTGGACTCCGCTGCAATGGTGGAATTAGCGGTTACTGCGCTGTCAGATATACGAACTGTGCGCTGTCCGGCAAGGAATGTGCCCGCAGAAATTCCAAAAGACACGGTGCAAGATCCGTAGGCATCGGTGCTGATGCCGCTCTTGACCACTTCTCCGTCAAAGTACACGGACAAATTGCTGGCATTGGGCTTGAGTCCGTGAACAGTTGCAGTTACAGTCTTTCGCGGAATATACGGCACCACGCTGCGATCCACCACACGAGAACCAATACGGTGCTTGATACGGTTCTTGAGTTGACGAGCAGTAATGTAGTTGCTGTTCTTTTGGTCAATGCTCTCAACCTTGCGATTCACACCAACGCGGACGCTGCCTGAGTTGAAAGACGGAACAGCCGAAACAGACTTCACATGGGGCAGTTCCACCATGCGCTTCTGAATGTCGTCCTGCTCTTCTTCAACCTGTTCAATTCCTGTCCACAGGCTTTCCCACTCGTTCCACTGTGTTCCAAAGCCGCGATCATCGTTGGCATTGCACGACAGCCAGTTGTCGTTTTCCATGAGAGCATTGGTCTTCACCACGGGTCGGTAGCCTGTATCGTAATACGGATCCACCGATGGCGACAGTTTCATAAATCCAAGCCAATTCACCGTATTGGACGGATTGACCTTTACCTTGGTGGGTGGGGTGTACTGCGTGTTCTGAATATGTGGAACAGTTGTATATCCAAGTGTCAGTAGACCATCGGTAGACACAACCGTGTTGGTTGTGATACCTGTGGGCAGCGTAACATTCGATGTGGTAAAGAACGGACGCAGTTCACCGCGCTCGTAATCAATGGAGCAAGAGTTCTGAGAATCTGTGACATCCGAAATGGAGTGCCCGTAGAACTCATCAGAGAAGATGGATGTCTTCAGAGGTTCCGCTGCTGCACAGGTTCCGCGAAGAGAACGCGCTTCAATTTCTGCTTCGGACAGGGAAAGTTTTGCAAACACCTCAACTTCGTCCACGCGCTTCTGAATCTTGCCGATGTCTGCCATCGTGAACCGTTTGGTATCCACAGGTGTAACCACAACATCGGTTGCATTGTGTGTGTACGCAGGCACGGTGAGAGTGGCAACCACAAGTGCGTCCGCTGGATCAGGTGGAGCCATTGGCGCAAGATCAGGAGTTCCTTGCACAAGGAAGAACAGTGCCGAACCGTCTTCGGGATCGGCTTTCACACACAGTTTGTCTATGCGTGGCAAATAGTGGTTGTAGGTTACCGCGGTGTTTGCCAAGCCTTCATAGACACCATACGGCTTGATCATTTCTGTAGGAGAGTCACCTGGACCGTGGCGGAAATCCAAGCAGTTTGCAAGTGATACGGTTTTTCCTGTGCGATTGTTAGTGAACAGCGGAATCTGTTCGTATGGAATATTCGTATACGAGTGCCGACCAATGAAAGGTGCAGCAGACAATCCACCGTGGGCAAAGTACGAATACGCAACCTTTAGTTGAGTGTTTGTGCCCGTGTAAATAGATTCGCTGTTTGCAAATGCCTCTTTCACATACAAGCGAGAGTAACTGTAGCCGTTTGATGCCTGACCATCATCAAGTTCAAAGTGAGTTGTGACATCAGTAAACGGACCGGCTGCGTAACTCACTCCCGAAATTGAGTAAACATCAATATTGGGTAGTGTAAAGTACTTACGACCATTACCGTCTGTGGAGAAATTATTAGTGGTTATAGTGGCTGTGGTTGTATTGGAGGTTTTGGTTCTGTAAGTTGCGGTATTAGAAATTACAGGTTGGTATACAACCGGAACAATTGGACGAACATCTTGCGCGGTGAATCCTGCTGGAGCGCCAGTGACTGTTAGTACAATGTCTCCGCTTGAATTTGTTGACACAACACTGCTTGACACCGCAGGAGAAAACGCAAGATTATCCACATTAGTAAACGCTATCTTGGAAATTTCAGCAGAAGCGTTGGGAGTCGATCCGTAGTTCTCCAAAAAGAACACACCCGCATTATCCGATCCAATCGTTGAAGCGAAAGCACTCTTCGGGATAGTATATGTGGTAGTGGTTGTATTTGGATTCGTCGGGCGTATGTAACCGCCAACAAGTCTAGTACGAACTGCGAGGGTAGACACATCCTTGATCGCATATCCGGGCTTGATTTCGTACACCAATGTCGAATCATCGGTTCCGATCAGAGTGAATCCGGTGGTTGTCTGTGGAGTAAATGTGCCCCATAGAGTTGTTCCCGCAGGAGTTCCCTGCTGATAGATGTAACCAGTTTTTCCGTTTGCGACCGAACCACTAACACCATACAGATACAATCGGTAGTAGTATCCAGTTTTTCCAGCAGTTCCCGATTTTTCTAGATTGGTTGGGAATGCTCCGTGAACCAATCCAGTGGCAACAGTTATGTTTGTGGCATTTCGGATGTCCACATACGCAGAACCAGAACTGATGGTAGGCAAATAATTCGCAAAGGTGGTTCCGTAGGATGCTGTGTTTCCCATGCACACGCCCATGTACACGCCGGTGCTGAACGGGAATGTAGTGGAAACAGTATCGCTTGCGCTCTGCGCCTTGGGTAGTTGCAGCCCCCGTGGATACTGATTTTCCACATCGTAGCCAAGCACATACGCTTTGCCTTCACCCACAGACAGCAGGTGATTGGTGGTGTCGTATGGCTTCACGGTAAGATCAAACGGACGAACGGTATAAGAACCTGATTCATCGTAGGTTCGCAGAGCCAGTGCTTTTTGGATTTCGCCGTATGTGATACGATCAATCTTCTTTGTGATCTTGCCACTCTCAAAGCGCAGTAGTTCCACAAAATTGTCCAGTGTTTCGGTCAAGTCAGACTGTGCAAGCACAAGAGCAATGCTGTAGCGATCTGCACCCGGTGCATTATAGTTGTACGAACCAATAGCAGGATCGCGCAGTGTGGAGTCTTGCCGATCTATTACGAAATCGCGGTTCACGGCAAATCCAATCTTCTTGGACAGATCCGCGAATGCTGTGAAATTCAAGTCACGATAATTGGTAGCCGTACCTGCTGTAAGAACACGATACGGGGCAAACTGCTGTGTGGGGGTACGAACAAAGAATCCGTCAACATAAAACAGCCCATCAGAAACCGTGACTAGTTTGCAGTCCCCTCTTGTTGGGTATCCAGCACTAGACGAGTCAATAAGCGTGACTGTATATACAACATCTTCTTTTGTGAAGGTGCAAGTATTGTAAGGAAACGAATCTCCTGATATAAAGTCCACAATCAGAATAAGATTTCCGTCTTCTTCCGGAGCCAGATAGTGTACAACCTTGGCTTCAACGGTAGTCTGTGCATCACTAAAAGACAGCATTCCACCAACCAAGTTGGGGTACTGATCAATCGTGAGAGCGTTTAGTGCTGTTCCTGCTCCCACATTAACCATGATGTACGAGGAATTACGAACACTCAACCCACCACCAACAATACGAGAACCATCTTTAAACAGATAGTTTCCCACCGTGGACAACTGATCCTGCAAGATGGTTTGAATCTGCGTTAGTTCACGAGCCTGTACGGCATAGCCGGGCTTGAATAGTACACGCAAAAACCCCTTGTCAGCAGAAAAATCATCGTAATACGGGTTGATGTTAAAAATGCTTGGATCGTATGCCATGTGTTCCTCTTAGAAGCCAAGTCTTAATCTGAATTCTTCTTGCTGACCCATATTTCTTTGTATGGGGCGTACATTGTCTATGTATAAGACCTCTCCGGAGGTGCGATCAATCTCTGGTAGCGTGACATCAGCAACAATAAACGCTCCAAGCGTGGAGCCTGTGATGCCGTCCACCGCAACGCTCTTGAAGGATCCCACCACATTTGTGAGATATAGGGTTCCTGTTGCGCTATTAATAAAATCCCAATAGTACACTGTACCGCTAGCGTACTGACTGTACGATGCAGTGGAGCCTTGATATACGGTATCACCACTAGAGAACGAGTTTTGGGTGAGTGCTGCACTGGTGGTATCCATTGCACCAGTCTGTGTGCCCACACTAGTGGACAATTGAAGCGCGTGAAGACCAGAATATGAAGGAGCAGCACTTAAATCAAAATATGGATTTCCCACTTCGTAAATCTTGTACTGCTTTTGCACACCCGCCCCATTGTCTGCTATAAGGGCTTGTCCTGTGTTGGTGGTTTTGCTTACCCACACATATTCACCGTTTCGTGAAGAAACAACAGAAACAGTTCCGGTTGCACCCGAAACTGCACCACTCAAAGAAATACCAGCAACAAAATTTGCGTCTGATGTGAGTCGCACTGTAAGCGTGGAACCACTCACATCAAGCACATTGCCAGTAACAGTGAAACTGTAACCAAACGAAACACCAGATCCAAATACAGTTCCCGCCGGAACGGTCTGTGTTACCTTTTCGAGAGATACAAAATTAGTAACGGATTTAGGATTCAGCGACACAATATAGTCGTTTTGCCTGTCCTGCTTGGTTACAAATTTTCCAGCAGAATTTTGTGTTTTAAGGGTAACCACGCTGCCACCATCAGACTTGATGCCAGCAACCTTGGCAGATGAATACGATTCCGTTCCAATGATAAAACTGGCAACACCACTATCAAACACTGAAGTGTCTATGTTACTATCACCAATAATAGAAACATCTCGGTAATACAAATCATTTGATCCCGCGATCATGCCAGAACCGTCCCCAAGAAGCGGATTCTTTATGATTCCGAATTGCCGATACGAGCCACCGCCAATAATGTTTTCTGCATCGTCTTCGCTGATCTCTACAATAATCAGCACATCCTTGACATTGAGTTCTTTCAAAATATTGCTGCCGTGACCGCTCTTTGGAGAAATAATTGTACGAATCGTGGGATGATCTGTGCCCACGGTTTTGGCACTCAACACCTGTGCTGACACATTGGAGTAGTCTCTTCCGCCGTTTCCCATCAAAACGCTAGAAATAGAATTGCCCGTAGTCATCACAGGGAAAGCATACGCTCCGGTTCCACTTCCTGTAATCTTGATGTACGGCAGAATTTCTACCGAAGAAAATCCACTTGTACCAGCGGCGGTAAGTGCAAAATCTATGGTGTCGCTTGTTACCGTGAACCGTACTTCGTTTCCATTAGTCTGTACTGCTGTGATGATTCCGTAGTTGTTAATCTGTGTGCGATCCACTGTGGTGTTGCTGTCCACCCGCATGGCGTATCCCACATAATTGGAATACAGCGAAGAGTCTGCAAGTCTACCTTTAGAAACAGTATCAGTAATCACAACCACCTTGGAACGGGAATCGCCAGAAACCGAATCTACTCGTGCCACCTTCAGTACAAATCCCGAGTAGTTTGCTGTTGAAACGGCATACGGATACACGCCCAAAGCAGCACCCGATGAATTCGTCACCACCATTCTAGTAATAGACGAAGGCACAGCCTGTACCTGTGCGTTGTACTGATTCTGTGTTTCGGGATCGCTGCTTAAAGTTGAAAATTCAATGGGAACATAGCCCGTGAGTTCATACGGAAGATTGCCTTCTTTCACGGTGGCAAGATACTGCCATGTGTAACCGTCAGCAGAACCAAACGGAGTGCTGATCGTCAGGGTTGGCTTGATGGTAGACTTGTTTGTACTGCCGCCGTTGTTTAAGCACTTGTAGATGTTGTTTTCGTCTGTGACCACATAAAAAATAGCGGGATCAGTCTCGTCAAACAAATTCACATTATCGTCATACGAGTCATATACGGTATTGGCAGTCCACTCGTAACGGGGCAAGGCAAAGATTACATTCTCAGGATTGAGTTTCTTGTATCCGATGATGTTGTTCATTACATCGTATTCAGCCCTAACAGTGTCGCTGTATGTGGGTGGAGCGTTGTCATTAGACCACGCCGTAGACTTGGCAATGAAAAAGAAGTACTGATTTTCGTTCCGTTCAAGTTCGGTCAGAAAACTCTCAGCATACGAGCGTTGAATGGATGCCTTCAGATAACTAGCCATTGTTTTTCCCCTTATAGACCAACATCAGTGTATGTATCCGTGGTCTGTACAGTGTAATCTGCGAGTATTGTTCCCTTTGACTTGTAAATGCGATCCGGCAGGGTAAAGAAGTTCTGCAAGGCAATACTGCCAAACGAAATGCCCGCACTCAAGCCAGTGATGCCCTTGGTGTTTGGATGATGTTCAATATTCCAATAAGTCAGCCCAAGAGAGTATGCGCTTGGGTGTGATCGGGTGTACGAGTTGGGCAGTTTGGTGTCCATGCTGTACTTGCGTGCCAGATAGCCGTACACCTCTTGGCGTTCGGTTTCTTGCAGTTTGCGGTTGAACACAATGACTTCGTTCAGCACTCCGTAAAAACCAAGGTTGTTGCCGCTGGTTGCTCCATAAACCCAAGCATTAGAACCAACCGTAGTGTCGGTAATGGAAGCAGTGGTATTGATGTATCCGCCAAATCGCCCAACACCAACAGTGAATCCAGACACAGGAGTTTCTGTAAGGGTAGGATACGGAGTATTCGCATCAATATTTGCAATACGCAGACCCGTGCTAGGAGAATAATTTCGTGCGAGATCACCGTTATACCACGCATACAGTTTATTTTGAGTGTCCCGTGCTGCTTCACCAATGATCATTCCCATATTCCCATTAGACACATGGGGATCGTATCCTATGCTTTGTCTTTGTGCCTCCGGAACGGTGGTTACATCATATGATCCCCACGGACGGAACATGAAAGCAGAAGTGTTGCTGAAATATCGTTTTTGGTTTCCGTCTATCACATAAGAATTACTGTTCTGAGCAGCAGGAGTCCGATCAGTTGCATTCCCTGAAGCGCAATGGATAATGTAATCTTCTCTATTAGTGAAGAAAATATCGTTGGCTTTTCTGTAAGAACTAACAAATCCACGATTATAGTTGACCGTACCATCAATTACACGGAACACCACAAACATATCCATGTCCGCAGATAGCGTGAGTTCGTTCTTGAGATAGAAGTGTCGAGCGGTGTTGATCTTGTCCCCTGTAGTACCAGGTCCAAAGGTTATGCCCGCAGCACCAAATGTCTTGCCGCCTTGAGTCCAGTTTGTCCACGGACCATACAGAGTTCCTGTATTGAACGCAATACCTGTTGCACCCACAATACCGTTGTCGTTGATGGCAAGCGTGGGACGCAGTTTGTCAATCGTGACTCCTGCGTAAACAACTGTGTTGATGCCAGTAGTAGACATTACGCCAGTGGGAACAACCGAATTTTGTCCGTTCCACATTCCAAGCACAGTGAGTGAGTGACCTATCTCGTTTGGATAAGACGCATTACTGAAAAAAGATGTGTCAAAATTATATGTGTTTCCGTAGCCAGAGTATACTCGCTGCTTTTCAACACCGTCCACGCGATACACGATATCTGGTTCGGAGTATTCTATTTCAAAAACGGTGTTGTCATACGCAGCATGATTAGTAGTTGCATTTACAAGATCCCCTCGCGGAGTGCTACCAATATTTATTCCGCTTTCATAAGGGATTATTCGTCTAGATACATTATTTCCGCTATGAGAACCGTAAGAATATACCGCGTAATCAATACTGCTATAATCAGGATTTGTTGCAGGATCGGAATTCAATCCAGCCATAATCAGCCTACCAGTAGTGAAACCGCCACACACACCACTGAATTTGAACTGCACCCGAGTTATGGGGGTGGTAGAATACACTTGTTGATTCCACCCACCGCCAGCAGGTGTAAGGAGTGTGCTTGTCATAACATCATTCCACCGATCCCA